GGGAATGTACCTTGCTTCGCTTAGCGAGCGCGTCGCATTTCATCCCCATAGCCCCACCGCCCATGTGGCGCGTTTCGTCAGGCCCGCCCCGGTACGGTTCCAAGCCGGGGCGGGCCATTATTTGGGGGAAGTGCATGAATGCCAATGTCGCGATGGCCTCGGTGCTGTCGAAACGACCCCCACATGAGCAGGAAGTGTTCTATCTCGGCCTGACGCCTGAGATGACACACGTCCTTGAGTACGACTGGGAATTCTGGGGCCGACCCAATCAACAGGAACCCCCCGGCAACTGGTCGGTGTGGCTGGCCATGGCAGGCCGGGGCTTTGGCAAGACCCGCATGGGCTCGGAATGGGTGCGGTCGATGATGTGCGGTAGCTCGCCGCTGACGGGCGGGCGCGTCAGGCACATGGCCCTCGTCGCCGAGACAGCCGCCGACGCCCGTGATGTCATGGTGCAGAGCCAAGGCGGCATCCTGAAGTGCCACCCCCCTGAATTCCGCCCGGTCTACAAACCCTCCCTACGCAAGCTGGAATGGCCCAATGGCGCAGTCGCACACACCTATTCCGCAGATGACCCAGAGCAACTTAGAGGGCCTGAGCATGAGGCCGCTTGGTCAGATGAGCTTGCCAAGTGGCAGTACGCGCAAGAAACTTGGGACATGCTACAGTTCGGTCTGCGCGTCGGCGATAACCCCCGGCAGTTGGTCACTACAACCCCGCGTCCAATTCCAGTTGTCAGGGAACTACTTGAAAATAAAGACACCTTCGTAACGCGCGGCAGCACATACGACAATTATCACAATCTCTCGGCCAAGTTCTTGGCCAAGATGAAGGAGAAGTACGAAGGCACAAGGCTCGGGCGGCAGGAACTGCACGCCGAAGTGCTTGACGATGTGCCGGGCGCGATGTGGACGCGCAGGATGCTTGAGATGCGCTCGGCGTCGAACCCGAAGGGCGCGGGCATGACCAAGAGCGAGGGCCTGCCCGACATGCGCCGGGTGGTGGTGGGCGTTGACCCGTCAGGCACGCACGGCGAAATCGACATGCGCCGCAAGGAAGCGCGTGGCGGCGACCACGAATTTGAGGTAGGTGACGATGTAGGCATCGTCTGCGCGGGGCTTGGCGACGATGGCATGATCTATGTGCTTGACGACGCCACGATCAATCTCGGCCCCGAAGGGTGGGCGCGGCGGGTGGTTGACACCTACCGCAGGCACGACGCCGACATGATCGTCGGCGAGGCCAATTTCGGCGGTGCCATGGTCGAACACACCATCCGTACAATCGACAAGCGCGTGCCCTACAGGCCCGTCCATGCCTCTCGGGGCAAGGCGGTCAGGGCAGAGCCCGTGGCGGCGCTCTACGAGCAGGGCAGGGTGCGCCACGTGGGCAGCATGGCCAAGCTGGAAGACCAGATGATCTACATGACCCAGCGCGGCTACGAGGGCGCGGGTTCCCCGGACAGGCTCGACGCCATGGTCTGGGCCATCACCGACCTTGTGTTCGGCAAATCGGCAAGGGGCGGTGTCGTCCCGATCAGGGGAGGGCATCACTGATGGCCAAGGTGGTCAAGCTCAAGCCAGCGGCGCAGGAGGAGGGCACGACCCGCATCGGCGATGTGAAAGAGCGGCACCCCGACCTCGGCATCATCGTCCCCGACTACGAGGAATGCCGGGACGCCGTGGACGGCGCGACCACGGTCAAGGCCAAGAACGTCAAGTACCTGCCCATGCCCTCGGGGTTCAACGGCTCGGCTGAGCCGCTGGCCATGTACGAGGCGTACAAGATGCGGGCGCAGTTCCCCGACCTGATGGCCCCGACCATTCAGGGGATGCTCGGCATCATCCACCACGGCGAGGCGCAGATCGAAGGGCTGGACGAAGACAGCCCGCTTGAGGGGATGTGGGAGACGGCGACCCCCGATGGCCTGACGCTTGAGGCGCTGCACAAGCGCATCACCGAAGAGATTTTGACGGTTGGCAGGGTGGCGCTGCTGGCTGACCTGCCGCCAGAGGGCGGCGACCTGCCATGGGTGGCCGTCTACAAGGCGGAAAGCCTCATCAACTGGTCCGAGAGCCGCAACTTCTTCGTGCTGGAAGAAGACTACCGGGTGCGTTCGGGTTTCACGTGGGACGCCAAGAAGCGTTACCGCGTGCTGGAACTGGTCGATGATGTGTATCAGGTCGAAGTGCTTGACGAAGATGGACATTCCCTGAGCAGCGATGAGGAAAAGGACCCCACCGAAGACCCCACGATTGACGTGCAAGAAGGCGTCGCCACCTCGGTGGTGGTGCCGCAGATGCGAGGTGGCAAGCCGCTTGAGGAAGTACCGCTGGTCGTGGCGGGCTCACGTGACCTGAGCCTTGAGCCCGATCAAATCCCGCTGATAGGCGTGACGCGCTCGGCGTATGCCATCTACCGGCTGGACGCCGACTACCGCCACCAGCTTTTCATGAGCGGGCAGGAAACCCTGTTCTATATCGGGCTCGACCCCGATGACATGCCCACCTACGTGGGCGCGGGCGTCGGCGTGTCGATACCCGAAGGGGGCGACGCCAAGTATGTTGGCCCCTCGGGCTCGGGTATCGAAGCGCACAAGACAGCCATTGAAGACGAGCGCAGCCGGGCCGCAGAGGCGGGCTCGCGCATGTTCGCGGTGGGCGACAAGAAGGCGGCAGAGAGCGGCGAGGCGCTGCGCATCCGCGCGCGGGCGGGCTCGGCCACGCTGGTGAGCGTGGCGCAGACGAGCGCTGCCGCGCTTGAGCAGGTGCTGCGCTACTGCGCTGAGCTAGTCGGGCAAGACCCCGACGAGGTGATCGTCAAGCCCAACCTGAATTTCCTCGACACGGACATGACGCCCGACGAGGCGAACAAGTTGACCGAGTTGTGGATGAACAAGGTGATTTCCTATGAAACGCTTTATGCCAACCTTCAGCGGGGTCGCATCGCGTCTGAAGAGCGCACGGCTGAGGAGGAACAGGAACTCGTTGCGGAAGAGGAAGCGGCATCCATGCCCACCGGCATGGGAATGGGAGAGTTGGGGATTGGCGAACAGCCTCTAGGCGGCGAGGCCACCCCCGACCTCAGCGTCGGCACGGGCGACGACGAATATGGCCCGATCAGCCCCGAAGAACTGGCGGAATTGTTCGCGCCGGAAGAGCTTGAGGAACCCGTGTCATGATGCCAAGCGAATATGGGCTCAAGCTGTACCACGGCGACAGCTATTCGTGGCAGTTCAAGCTGTGGCTTGACGAGGGCAAGACCGCCCCGCTCGACCTCACGGGCGTGGTGCCGAAGGCCGAAATCCGGTTTGAGCCGGGCGGTGCGGTCATCGTGACGTTCGTCACCGAAGTCGTGCTGCCCAACATCATCGCGATGTCGCTCAGTTCGACCCAGTGTCAGGCGCTTGAGATAGCCCCGCACATCTGGGATTTGCAACTGACCTACCCCTCGGGCTCGGTGAACACCATCCTGATGGGCACGGTGGAAGTCACGGCAGACGTGACCGACAGCGTCGCGGCGGGTGCGCTGATGGCCCAGCCGACCACCATCGCGATGCAGCAGGGGAAAACGCTGAAGTTCCCAAGGGCGGCGCGCAAGAAGGGCTGAACCGATGGCCGATGACATCACCGACATCGTGTTGCAGGAAACGGTCGCGTTCTACATCGACGTGACGGTTGACCGACCGGCGGTCATCGAAATCGTCGCACCGCCGATCCATATGGTGGAAGTCGAAGAACTCGGCGGGCCGATAGGCCCGCAGGGGCCGCAGGGGCCGCTTGGCCCCACGGGGCCGCAAGGCCCTGTCGGCATGGGCATCATCTTCAAGGGCACGGTGCTGACCTATGCCAACCTGCCCCTCGGCCCTTCGATCAACGACGCCTACATCACGCAGGACACCGGCCACACATGGGTCTGGGACGGCTCGTCATGGGTCGATTGCGGCGAGATAACCGGCCCGCAGGGGCCGCTCGGCCCGGCAGGCCCGCAAGGCTTGCAGGGGCCAGAGGGGCCGCAGGGCGAGCCGGGCTACCCCGGCGCTGACGGTGCCCCCGGAAGCACGGGCTTGCAGGGTGAGCCCGGTCAGGAAGGCGCGCAGGGACCTGTCGGGCCTGTCGGCGCGCAAGGCCCGGCGGGCGTGGGCATCAATTTCAAGGGCTCGGTGGCGACCTCGGCGAGCCTGCCGCCGACCGGCAATGTGACCGGTGACGGCTGGGTCGCTGACGATACCGACCGTCTGTGGGTCTGGGACGGCGATAGCTGGGTCGATTGCGGCAATGTCGTCGGCCCGGAGGGGCCGCAGGGCATTCAGGGCTTGCAGGGCCTACCCGGCCCGCAGGGGCCTGCCGGGACGCAGGGCATCAAGGGCGATACCGGTGACACCGGGGCGACCGGCCCGCAGGGTATTCAGGGCGTTCAAGGCCCACAGGGCGTCAAGGGCGATACCGGCCTGCAAGGCCCGCAGGGGCCAGCCGGGGCGACCGATGACGGGGCGACGATACTGGCCAAGCTCGCGCCGGTCGATGGCGCGGCGAGCGGTCTGGACGCCGACAAGGTGGACGGTCTGGACAGTCTGGATTTGCTGGCCCGCACCAATCATACCGGCGTGCAGGCCATCAGCACCATCGTCAATTTGCAGGCGACGCTCGACCTCAAGGCCCCTCTTGCATCGCCAGCGCTGACCGGGACACCGACCGCGCCAACGGCGGCGACTGCCGACAGCACCACCAACATCGCCACCACGGCTTTCGTGCAGGCGAACATGGCCCTCAAGGCCCCGCTCGCTTCGCCGACCTTCACAGGCACGCCCGCAGCCCCCACGGCGGCGGCGCTTACGTCAACGACACAACTTGCCACGACTGCTTTCGTCACTGCCGCAGACACGGCCCTCGGGGCGTTGAAGGCCAACGTCAGCCACACCCACGCGCAGGCGGACGTGACCAACCTTGTCACCGACCTCGGCCTCAAGGCACCGTTGGCCAATCCAACTTTTACTGGCGTGCCCGCAGCGCCCACGGCGGCGGCCCTGACCAGCACCACGCAGTTGGCTACAACTGCTTTCGTGACCGCTGCCGACACGGCGCTCGGCGCGCTCAAGGCGAACGTGGCCCACACGCACGCGCAGGCGGACGTGACCAACCTCGTCACCGACCTCGCGCTGAAGTCGCCACTCGCCTCGCCCACGTTCACAGGTGTTCCGGCAGCACCTACAGCGGCGGCCCTGACCAGCACCACGCAGTTGGCCACGACCGCGTTTGTGACCGCTGCGGATACCGCGCTCGGGGCGTTGAAGGCCAACGTCAGCCATACACATGCGCAAGCGGATGTGACCAACCTCGTCACCGACCTCGGCCTCAAGGCCCCGCTCGCGAGCCCGGCCCTGACAGGTGCGCCGACCGCGCCGACACCCACGGCAGGCGACAACGACACCACCATCGCGACCACGGCGTTCGTGACCGGGGGCATCGCAACCTCGGCAGCGACCAAGGAACCCACCATCGCAGCCGGGACGGCAGCGCAGTATTGGCAGGGAACCAAGACGTGGCAGACCTTGGACAAGGCGTCTGTCGGTCTAGGTAGTGTTGATAATACTGCCGATACTGCGAAGCCTGTAAGTACAGCACAGCAGACAGCGCTCAACCTCAAAGCAAATATCGCTTCGCCCACGTTCACTGGCAAGGTCACGACCGAGTTGGGGACGACTGCGCTGGCCAGCATCAACATCCCGCATGGCGTGGCCCCTTCGGCCCCGGTGAACGGGGATGTGTGGACGACGACCGCCGGTCTGTTCCTGCGCACCAATGGCGTGAGCGTGGGGCCGCTCGGCGTGGGCGGCGAGCCCGCGATAGCGGCGGGCACGGCAGCGCAATACTGGCAGGGCACCAAGACTTGGCAGACACTGGACAAGGCCGCTGTCGGCCTTGGCAGCGTCGATAACACCACCGACCTCGCCAAGCCTGTCAGCACGGCCACACAGACCGCCCTGAACCTCAAGGCCAATCTGGCCGCGCCGACCTTCACGGGCGTGCCAGCCGCGCCCACGGCCACGTTGGGCACCAACACGACCCAGCTTGCCACGACCGCTTTCGTACAGGCCGCTGTCGGGGCGGCGGGCGGCGGCGACATGCTGTCATCGGTCTATGACAGCGATGACGATGGCAAGGTGAATGCGGCGGTGGCCGCCGATGCCGTCCCGTGGGCTGGCATCACGGGCAAGCCCGCGACCTTCCCGCCGACCCTGCCCATTGCGCAGGCCGATGTCACCAGCCTCGTCGCCGACCTCGCGCTGAAAGCCCCGTTGGCCGCACCGACCTTCACTGGCATCCCGGCAGCGCCTACGGCAGCGCAGGCGACGAACACCACCCAGCTTGCGACGACCGCGTTCGTGCAGACCAACATGGCGCTGAAGGCGAATGCCACGCACACCCACGCGCAGGCCGATATCACCAGCCTCGTTGCCGACCTCGCGCTGAAGGCACCGCTGGCAGACCCGACCTTCACTGGCACCCCGGATGCGCCGACCGCCACGGCGGGCACGTCCACGACGCAGATCGCCACCACGGCCTTTGTGACGACCGCCGACGCGCTCAAGGCAAATCTGGCCAGCCCAACGTTTACCGGCGTCCCAGCCGCGCCTACGGCGGCTGCGCTGACCAGCACGACGCAGTTGGCGACGACCGCTTTCGTGACCAGTGCGCTGGCCAACTACCAGTTGGAAAGCGAAAAGGGCGCGAATGACGGCTACGCCAGCCTCGACAGCGTCGGCAAGGTGCCCATGGCGCAGTTGCCTGCCGCCGTCATCGGCTCGGTGATCTACAAGGGCACGTGGAACGCGGCGACCAACACGCCGACCATACCCTCGGCAGTTGGCGCGACAGGCTGGTACTATCTGGTTGCCGTGGCGGGCTCGACGCTGATCAACGGTATCAGCGACTGGGCGATCAACGACTGGATAATCTCCAACGGCGTGACTTGGGACAAGGTGGACAACACCGACCAAGTGACCTCGGTCGCGGGCAGGCAGGGCGCTGTCGTGCTGGCCGTTGGCGATGTGTCCGGGGCCGCGCCCTTGGCGTCGCCGACCCTTACGGGCGTTCCGGCAGCGCCGACCGCGACGCCGGGCACGAACACCACGCAGCTTGCGACGACCGCTTTCGTGGTGGCGGGTGACGCGCTCAAGGCGAATACGACCCATACCCATGCGCAGGCGGATGTCACCAATCTGGTCACTGACCTCGGCCTCAAGGCCCCGTTGGCCTCGCCCGCGCTGACCGGCACGCCGACCGCGCCAACGGCGGCGACCGCCGACAACGATACGCAGATCGCCACCACGGCCTTTGTGCAGGCCAATATGGCGTTGAAGGCGAACGCCACGCATACCCACGCACAGGCTGACGTGACGAACCTCGTCACCGACCTCGGCCTGAAAGCTCCGCTTGCAAGCCCGACATTCACGGGCACGCCAGCGGCCCCGACCGCAGCCACGGTGACGAACACCACCCAGCTTGCGACGACCGCCTTCGTGCAGGCCAACATCGCGCTGATGCAGCCCCTGATAGCCGCAGGCACCACGGCTCAGTATTGGCGCGGTGACAAGTCATGGGTGGCGTTGGACAAGACGGCTGTCGGCCTTGCCAACGTGGACAACACGACCGACGCGGCCAAGCCGGTTTCCACGGCCACCCAGACCGCGCTTAACTTAAAGGCAAACATTGCCAGCCCGACTTTCACCGGGAAGGTCACCACGGAACTGGGGACGGCCTCGCTGGCGAGTATCAACTTGCCGCATGGTGTCGCGCCGACGACCCCCGTGAACGGGGATATGTGGACGACGACAACGGGCCTGTTCGTGCGCGCGAACGGTGTCACGCAGGGGCCGCTCGGGGCCGGTGGCGAGCCGTCGATTGCCCTCGGCACGACCGCGCAATACTGGCGCGGTGACAAGTCTTGGCAGACGCTGGACAAGACGGCTGTCGGCCTCGCGAACGTGGACAACACGGCAGACACCGCCAAGCCGGTTTCCACTGCTCAGCAGACCGCGCTCAACCTGAAAGCCAATCTGGCCGGGCCAACGTTCACGGGCGTGCCTGCCGCGCCTACAGCGACGGCGGGTGACAACACCACCCAGCTTGCAACCACGGCGTTCGTCACCACGGCAGACAACCTGAAGGCGAACCTAGCGAGCCCGACCTTCACGGGTGTCCCAGCCGCACCCACGGCGGCGGCCCTGACCAGCACCACCCAGCTTGCGACCACGGCTTTCGTGACTGCGGCGGATACCGCCCTCGGTGCGCTCAAGGCGAACGTCTCACACACCCACGCGCAGGCGGATGTCACCAATCTGACCACCGACCTCGGGCTCAAGGCCCCCTTGGCGAGCCCGACCTTCACGGGCGTTCCCGCAGCGCCGACCGCTGCCGCGCTCACCAGCACGACGCAGCTTGCCACGACCGCTTTCGTGACGACTGCCGATGCGCTCAAGGCGAACCTTGCCAGCCCGACCTTCACAGGCACCCCGGCAGCGCCGACGCCTGCGACCGCCGACAACACCACGACGCTGGCCACGACCGCCCACGTGCAGGCGAACATGGCGCTGAAGGTCAGCGATGCGGCTTCGGACAGCCGCTTCTATTTCCGGCGCAACGCGGTCTGGGAAGATTTCTTCAAGTACGCCAACCCGCTGACGACGAGACAGTACGAGTGGCGCACGGAAATCGTCGCACCGCCGACGACTGGCCAGTTCCGGGTGAACTCGGCGACCATGGCCTCGGTGACCACGGCGTGGCTGTTCAAGACCGATCTGAGCGTGCTGGACACCACGCTGACCATGCCGGAAATGATCACCACCGGGGCGCGGGTCGGCATCGTCAATCAGGATGCGCCAACCACGTGGCACATCTTCCGGGTGACCGCGCCGCTGGTGGACAGCACGACCTACTGGACGATCACGCTGACGCTGGAAAGCTCGGGCGGCGTCGCCATCGCCAACGCTGATCGCGTCAACTTCATCATCCTACCGTCCGACACGACGACCAAGGCGAACCTCGCTTCCCCTGTTTTCACGGGCGACCCGCAGGCACCTACGCCCGCGACCGCCGACAACGACACCAGCATAGCCACCACCGCCTTTGTGAAAGCACAGGCATATGCGCCGCTCGCCTCGCCCACGTTCACGGGCGTGCCTGCCGCACCGACCGCTGCCGCGTTGACCAATACGACGCAACTCGCGACCACGGCGTTCGTCACCACGGCAGACAACCTGAAGGCGAACCTCGCCAGCCCCACATTCACTGGCGTGCCAGCCGCACCTACGGCGGCGGCGCGGACCTCTACGACGCAGCTTGCGACCACGGCGTTTGTGACGACAACGACACGTGAGAAGCTGACGGCGGCGCGCACCTACTATGTGCGCTCGGACGGGTTGGACACCAACACCGGCCTGACCAACGACGCAGCCGGGGCGTTCCTCACGCCGCAGGCAGCGTGGAACACGCTGAGCCTGATTGATGGCAATGGGTTTGCCGTCACCATTTCCATTCAAAGCCTGTTCACGACCAGTATTTCGACCGCCGAAGACAAGCTGGTTGGCGTCACCACTGTTTCGATCAATGGGGTGAGCAACGCAACGTCCGGTTTATCGCAGGTACTTGTTACTGGAACCACTACTAGGATTGCTCTTAATAATCTGACGTTGGGCATTGGCACTGTATTGAACGCCCTAGTGGCATCCGGCGTTGGTGTTGAGGTTACAGTCGGTGCGGGTATGGCGTTTAATCACACCGGCGCTTCCGCCAGCATACAGGCGACCTTGGGCGGAAGAATTACAGTCACCGCCGATATCACACTTATGACGGCGGGTTGTAGCTATATTCTCTATGCCTCGCTTGATGGCTACATATACATCAGCGATACTGCGTGGATTATTGTTTGCCCTGTTCGACCCGATACGTTTTCGAACGTTGTTATCGCAGTGGCCTTTGCCTATGCCATACAAGGCGGGACAATTTACACGGCTGACGCAGGCATTGCCGTCACCACTGGGCCGATTACCGGGCCGCGCTATTCCGTGCTGACAGGCGGCAAAATCTTCGGCCTTTCGGCGCTGAGCGCGACCACCTTCCCCGGCGACGTTGCCGGTACGGTAGACACGCTTGATGACAGCATCTATGGCGATGGCGTCCCAACCGCAGTCACGGCAGCGCCGGGCACCAGCACCACGCAGATCGCGACGACTGCGTTCGTCACCACGGCGGACAACCTCAAGGCCAATCTAGCCTCACCCACGTTCACGGGCGTGCCAGCGGCCCCCACGGCGGCGGCGTTGACGAACACGACCCAGCTTGCCACGACCGCGTTCGTCACCACGGCTGACAACCTCAAGGCGAATATCGCCAGCCCCACGTTCACCGGCAAAGTGACGACCGAGTTGGGGACGGCCGCGCTGGCCAGCCTGAACATCCCCCACGGGGTCGCGCCGACCTCCCCGGTCAACGGCGATCTGTGGACGACCACGGCGGGGCTCTACGCGCGCATCAACGCGGTGACCGTGGGGCCGCTGGGTGCGGTGGTCAGTGACCCGCTCAAGGCCAATCTGGCAAGCCCGGTCTTCACTGGTGACCCACAGGCCCCAACCCCGGCCACTGCCGACAACGACACGTCGATTGCCACGACCGCCTATGTGAAGGCGCAGCTATATGCGACGCTGGCCGACCCTGTTTTCACAGGCACCCCTGACGCGCCCACGGCAGCGCCGGGCACCAATACGACCCAGTTGGCGACCACGGCTTTCGTGGCGGCGAGTTTCGCACCGCTTGCGAGCCCGACCTTCACAGGCGTCCCGGCTGCGCCGACAGCCGCCGCGTTGACCAGCACGACGCAGTTGGCGACGACCGCTTTCGTCACGACCGCCGACAATCTGAAGGCCAACCTTGCGAGCCCGACATTCACCGGCACGGTGACCGTCGCCGCGCTGACGGCGACCGGCAAGGTGACCACGGTGCTGTCCGCAACGGGCGCGGCGGGCATCGTCCTTCCGCATGGCGTTGCGCCCTCGGCCCCGGTCAATGGCGACCTGTGGACGACGACAGCGGGCCTGTATGCGCGCATCAATGCCGTGACCAAGGGGCCGTTCATGGACAAGGCCACGGCGGATGTAAGCGACACCGCGCCGTCCAGCCCGGTCAATGGGCAAATGTGGTTCAACTCGGCGAACGGCAATTTTTACATCTACTACATGGATGGCACGTCCAATCAGTGGGTCCAGATCAACACGGTGGGCACCTGATGGCGCTGAATTTCCCATCGTCCCCGACTGATGGATATGTGTGGCGGCCCGGTGGCAATTTGCCGAATTACGTGTACCGCACGGCCAAGGGCGCATGGACGCGCCCGGCGGGTACGGCCATCAGGCCCAATCGCATCGTCAACCCCACGTTCCAGATCGCGCAGCCTACTGCCGCCCCGGTTGGCATTGGGGGCTATCCCGTTGACCAGTGGTTTTTTGATGCAAGTCCGGGTGCGGCTGGGACAATTTTAAGGCTTGCGGATGCAGTAAACACTGTTGGCGGATGGTGCATATCGGGGACGGTCAGTGTTGCTGTGCCGACGCTCGCCGCTGGCGATTATTATTCGTATTGTCAACGTATTGAAGGGACGCGCATTGCAGATTTTAACTGGGGTCCGGTAACCTCAAGTCTGGCCAGAGCCGCTGTGCTGCGGTTCAGGGCATATTCGGAGAAGTCAGGCACCTATACAGTTGCGATACGGAATGGAACCAGTTCCCGTTCGTTTCTCGCCCCGTTCACACTTGTTGCGAATACATGGACGACTGTGGTTATTTCAGTTCCCGGCGATATACTTACTACATGGACCGTGGATACTGGCATGGCTATGATAATCAATTTTGTCTTTGCCTGCGGCACGACCTACGGCAGCGGTGTCGCGGGCTGGCAGGCGGGCAATCATCTCGGCATCGCCGGTATGACGAACGGCATCACTGCGGCAGCGGGCAATGGTCACCGGATAGCCGATGTCGGGCTGTGGGTTGATCCGAATAACACTGGCCTTGCGCCCGAGTTCATCGTTCCGAATTACGAAGACGATTTGGCCGACTGCCAGCGCTACTGGTATCCGTGCTTCATGTCGCGTGGCGTGATCAGTGGAACGCTGCAAGGGCACGTGCAGGCCGTGCATCCGGTGCCGATGCGCATCGCCCCGGCCCTGTCGATTGTCGGTGCGCCACGGCTCTATGACACTACTGTGGCTCCGACGATCACGTCGATTTCGTCCAACCCGTCCAACAACATGGCGCTGTATGCGGTGATGGTCACGGCAGGCACGTTCGTTCTGGGACGACCCGCCATGCAACTCTCGGATGGCGTCCAGTACACCAAATACATTGCCGTGAACGCGAGGATGTGATGGCGATTGATTTTCCATCTTCGCCAGTAGCTGGGCAGGTATTCAACGCCAGCCCCGGCAGGTCATTTGTGTACGATGGCAGTTACTGGGGCGCTGCGCCGATGACCACGGCGTTGCCCAAGAACTATGTCGTCAACCCAGCGATGCAGATCAGCCAACAATATGGCAACACAGTCGTGGTTAGCGGCAGCGCCGCAGTGATAGTTGACCAATGGTATATCTTCTTTACCAGCACGGGTGTTGCCTCAGTGGCACAGCATTTGTTAACTACGCCACGTGGTTCGTTACATAGACTTCGTTTTGTAATTGTAACTCCCGACGCCACGCTGGATGCACCTGATTATTTGTCCATGCAGCACCGCATTGAAGGCGTTCGCTGTGCCGAGCTTAAATTCGGAAGCGCTGCGGCACAGCAGATCATCTTGCGGTTCGGGTTCAGAGCCCCGGCAGGCACGTACAGCATCTTTGTCAAGAACCATTCAACGGTGCGCAGCTACGTCGCCAATTTCACGATCAGCGCCGGGCAGGCCAACACCGACACCGAGCAGACGTTCGTCATTCCCGGCGATACGACCGGGACATGGCCAATCGACAGCGCCAATATCGGACTGCAATTCGGCGTGGCACTCGCCGCAGGTTCGAATGTTCAGGGGGTGGCCGGTTGGCAAGCCAACAGCCGGAATGGCACCGCCAGCAATTCCAATGGTCTGGCCACATCCGCAGCGACATACGACCTGTTCGATGTCGGCTTGTACATGGACCCTTACAAGACGGGCGTCGCCCCCGCGTGGGAACTGCCCGATTTTGCTCAGGAACTGCGCCGCTGCCAGCGCTACTGGTACAGGCAATACACCTTGCGCGGAGGGCATGGTGACACCGCTTCCATGTACCGTGGCGGCGCTCAGCACGCAGCGCCGATGCGCGTCCCGCCCGCAGGCAGCATAGTCGGCACGCCAAAGATATACGATGCCGGTGTCACGCCCACGGCGACTTCGATGTCAGCGCAGGGCAATGAATACGTCTGCGAGTTCGATGTGTCCTGTTCGGCGGGTGGTTTCACACCGGGCCGCGTGGGCATCCAGTATTATCAGACCGAAGCGTCTTACTTTGCCATTAGCGCGAGGCATTGAATGGCGCTAAATTTCCCATCTAGCCCGGCAATCGGCCAGAAATTCGATAGCGGCACGGTTCGCTATATCTGGGACGGCACGACATGGAACGCGACCCAGTTGGGGACGGCGCTGCCGTTCAATTATATCGTAAACGGTTCCATGCAGGTCAGCCAGCAAAATGGCGACGTAGTGTCCAGTGTCAATGCTTATTACCCGGCGGATCAGTGGGTTGTATCGTTAAGCGGCATATCAACAAACCTGCAACGACAAGGTTTTCGTTTACCCCTTACGGGTTCGCAGTATAAACTCTATATGCCGGTCAACGCACCAAGTGTTAAACCGACACTGGGGGCAACTGATTATTATTTAATTGGCACAGGTCTGGAAGGTAATCGGGTCACGTCTTTGGAATGGGGGACGGCTAAGGCAAAGCAGGTAGTATTGCGGTTCTATCTACAGAGCACTGTTGCTGGCACTTTTGGCGGTGGCTTCAGGAACGCGGCTGCAAATCGCAGCTATGTTTTTCAATACACGATTTCTACCATCAATCAATTTGTGGAATATTCGGTAGTTATTCCCGGTGATGTCACAGGCGTTTGGCCAAAGGACAATACCCCTCACGCCATTAATTTCTATTTCTGCTTCGGCTGCGGCTACACGGCGCTCATATCGACGCCGGGGGTTTGGGCGGCGGGGAGCCTTCTTGCGCCCACGGGCATCACCAATGGGTTTGCTACCGGTAACACCTTCCAACTTGCCGATGTCGGCCTTTACATGGACCCTGACCTGACGGGCCGTGCCCCGCCGCATCTGCTGGTTGACGAGGGGCAGGCGCATATGGACGCCCTGCGGCATTGGCACAAGTCGCAGGGCGGATGCGGCATTGGCGTGGCAACCACGGCGGTGGGCCGCCTCGGAACGCAGCACACGGTGCAGATGCGTGCTGGTGGGGCGCTTTCAATCGTGGGGCCGCCCACGATCTACGATCAGGGGGTCAATACGAACCTTCTTGGTGTCACCACCTCTTACGCGAACCCCTTCAATGACGAAATCGACGGCAGCACGGCGGCAGCGACAAATCTGGGCCGCGCCGCTATTCAAGACCAAGCTGTCGGTGGCACTTTGTACATCGCCAATAATGCGAGATAGCCATGCCCTATGTCTCGGCCAGATACACTTCCCCGGAACCCGACCTGTACGTGAACCCGCTGATGGTCGATGCGTTGCCACCGCCCCGGCAGGTGCAGGCGGTCGATGCCGAAGGCGGCATCTGGGCGCTGACCGACCAAAGTCAGGTCGGCGACTGGCTTGCCTACATCGAAGGCGGCGGCGTCATCGACCCTTACGTCGCACCGCCGATCAGGGGCGATCAGGTCAACATGGAACGCGACCGGCGCATAACCGGGGGCTTCGACTTCATGGGTCACCGCTTCCAGAGCGACGAGTTCAGCCAGCGCAATATCATGGACGCCATGCAGGCCGCCGATACGGCCATCGCCCAAGGCGCTGGCGATTTCGACTATTCGTGGCAGCAACAGGCAGTCACCAAGGCCCCGCCCGGTGGCGGCGGCGACACGGGCACGGACTATTACTGGATCACTGCCGACAATTTCCACCTGCCCATGACCGCTTACGATGTGCGCAATCTGGCGCAGTTCATGCTGCGGTTCAAACAGCGGATGATCCGCAATGCCCGGTCGCTGAAAGACCTAGACCCCATCCCCATGGACTACACCGATGACCTCTACTGGCCGTTCGACCCGCCACCCCCGATAGCCCCATGAGAAGGCCGCGTGCCAAGACCAAGAAAGGCGGCGTCAAGCTCGCCGGGGGCGCGGCGCTCGCCCGCGCCAAGTTCGAAGAGAGCAAGCACAAACGCGACATCGGCGGGAAGTTCGCGAACAAACCCGGCATGGCCGAAGCGCCCAAGAAGAGCGTCGGCATGGGCGTCGGCCTCAAGAGCGGCAAGCACGCGGTTTCGACCGAGAGCCCCAACAAGGCCGAGTGGCTGGTCAGCGCCAAGACCAAGCGCGTGACCGGTGGCGACCAGATCAAGTTGCATGTCACAGCCAACCCGAAGAAGCCGGGCACGGCGGCTGAAGTGCGCTTCGCCCAGTACAAGGAAGGCATGACCGTCGCCGAGTTCAAGGCGGCGGGTGGCTGGAACGAAGACCTAGCGTATGACCGCAAGAAGGGCTTCATCACCATCCACGACCCCGCCGACTTCAAGGCAGTGAAGACGGCGACGACTTCCTCGGTGTCGGAAATCAACCCTGCTGGCGCTACCGGGCGACTGAAAGCAATCAAGGACGAGGTGGCCCCGCCACCTCCACCCCCTAAGCAGGTGGATGTCGAACCGCCTCCACTTCCTAAGCCCGTGGAGGTGGAACCACCCCCACCCGCGAAGCCCCCGGAAGCGCCAGCAGCGCCAGCCAAGCCTGTCGTTTCCGACGAGGTGGTGACCTATACCAAGGGCGGCACGATCACCGACCCTGAACTGAACGGCGTGCCGCTGAAGCCATGGAAGCCGCCTGCCGATGACAAGTGGGCGGATGTCGAAGGCCAGATGCCCGGTCTGGTCGAACCGCCGCTGGTCACCAAGGGCAAGAAGCCGGGCAGCGGCGTGTTGATCGTTGAGCCCGATGGCCGCGTCTGGCTGGCCAAGCCGAAGGGCGCGTATGGCGGCTACAAGCACACGTTCCCGAAGGGTTCACAGGAAAAGGGCCTGAGCTTGCAGGCCAACGCGATCAAGGAAGCCTACGAGGAAACCGGGCTCAAGGTTCGGATAACCGGCCATGCCGGGGATTTCGAAGGCGACACCTCGGTGGCGCGCTACTACACCGCCGTGCGCGAGGGTGGCACGCCGCTCGACCACGGCTGGGAGAGCGAGGCCGTGGTGCTGGCCCCCAAGGGCAAGCTGGGCCAGTTCCTGAACAAGCAGCGCGACAAGGACATTGCCAACGCGCATCTGAAGCCGGATGCCGAGCCAGCGGCCCCGCCAGCGCCCAAGGCAGAGCCGCCAGCGCCTGTTGTGCCCAAACCCGAGCCGGTGGCACCCCCAGCACCCAAACCCGCGCCAGCGGCCCCGCCTGAGCCCGCAGCGCCCAAGGCTGAAGTCGTGCCGGGCGAGGGCCTGCCGAAGCCGATGCCCAACAACCACCGCTACAAGGCCGACGAACTGGTGGACATGCCTGCGAACCGAATGGTCGATGAAGGCGACAAGGGCCTAGAGTGGGAATTCAAGAAGGAATACCACACGTATGGCGGCCATGCGTGGGTTCAGAGCAAGGGTGGCAACACGATCAAAGACCAAGCCGATTTCAACCAGCGCTACAAGGAAGCGCCGCTGACCTACCTGACGAACGACGAGTATGACGGCCTTCAGTACACCAGCGTCAACACCAAGAAGCTGATGACCTACGACGAGGTGTATCAGAAGCTGCATCTCAGGCGTGACCCCAAGGCGATCAGGGATCGCTTCTACAATGGCGTCACCACGCCCCCCATCGTCCTGAAGAGCGGCAACACGCTGCGCCTGATGGCTGGGCAAAGCCGCATCTGGACGGGGCTGGCCAGCGGCATCCGGGTTCCGGTCAAGATCATCGACGTGACGCCGGGCGGGCCGAAGCCGCCGCTTGCAGTGCCCAAGCCATCCCCGCCCGCCCCCGCCCCCGCGTCGGCCCCTGCCGCCACGACACCGAAGGTGAAGACCCTCGCTGATCTGGATGACGATGACATCATCGCCATAGGCCCCAGTTCCGAAATGAATGCGGGTTATTTCAAAAAGCTCACCGACCCTGACGCCATCGCTGCCGTGAATGCCAGAATAGCTTCCGGTGCATGGAAGACGAAGCCGAAGCCACCACCCAAGGTCAAGCTCACCGAAGCGGATGTCTCATGGTCGGACGGCGCGGTCAGTGCGAAATACAAGGCGAAATTCGTTGAGCGCATGAACAAGCTGCCAACCAAGTTCGTCAATGCGGCCTTGGCCATCGGCAAGCCGCAGGTGTACGGGAAATTTTCCTCGGTGAAGGGTTTCATCAAGGCGAAAGGTGCTGAGGCGTTCTATTCCCCGTTCACCAAGCGCGTCAGCTTCTTTGAGGACAAGAGCAAGAAGGCTGAGAAGACACACAAGTTGATGAATTGGTCAGCGGAGGACACGGAACAGCACCACACCACGATCATCGCCCATGAAATGGGCCACCAGCTAGATTATGCGGAGCGCCTGACCGGTTCTGGGCGTGGTGGGGCGCACCCCGAATTCGTGGCCATGGGCAGGAAGATACGCCAGAAATATTTGGCTATTCCCAACAAGACGCATGAAGAGAGGTGGGCGCAATATTTTGTCGATACGGACACCGAGTTGTGGGCCTCTGCCACTGAAATGACGATGACCGGGGGGCGCAGGTGGGTCAGTGACGCCAAGTCAACGCTGGGCAAGCTGATGCGTGAAGAGGGGCTGAGCGACTGGATGGAGAATTATTACCGAAAGGCAGGCTACCTATGACGACACTGGTTCACGTCACCGATGTGCGGGAGGAGGTTTACCCCGTGCTGATCCATTCGCCCGAGATGCTGGGCCACGACATGATGATGCGTGAGGAGTTGATGGCCATGCTGCCCGCAGGCACGCAATTGCAGGAAGGGCACTATGAGATAACCGACGACGATGTCGCCAAGTGGCTGGGCTTCGAACTGCCGGAAGCTTTTGTCTGATGGCACGCCTGTCCAAGAGCCTGATGCCGAAGGCCAAGGGCAAGATTTCCAAGAGCGCGGGCCTCGCCAAGTTCAAGTGGGACGAGGCGAAGCACAAGCGTGACCAGCAGACCGGGCAGTTCATAAACCGGCCCGGCAGCGAGGCGTTCAAGGCCGAGACTTACGGGCCGGGCAAGACCAAGGGCATCAAGGACGACGACATCATCAAGCTGCACGTCACCGAGAACCCGAAGAAGGCGGGAACGGGGGCGGCGACCGATTTCGCCATGTACAAGAACGGCATGACGGTCGGCGAGTTCAAGACCGCCATCGCCACGGGTGGCGCGGGCAAGGCGAAAGCCCCCGAGCATCTGGCCTACGACCTCAAGAAGGGTTTCATCACCGTCCATGACCCGGTGCAGCTTGCGCAACGACCCGGCGCGGGCCTCGGCAAGCCGCCGATGCCTGCCGTCACACAGCTTGCCAAGCCCGCTGACGCGCTTCCGGGGGCGGAAGCACCCAAACCGCAGGTTCCGGGTCAACCCGCGCCAGCGCCCGCGCCTGCCCCCGCAGCGCCAGCGCCGAAGAACTTCCTGACATCACCCACGGGCCAGCAGTTCGGCTCGTCGGCTGAGCCGAGCCTGCTGAAGAAGTCGGATTATCTGATCACCAGCAAGATCAAGGGCATCAAAGAGAACGACATCATCACGATGCAGGTGCCGCACAACCCGAAGAAGCCGGGCACCAAGGCGAACGCCGATTTCGCGCAGTACAAGGACGGCATGACCGTTGGCCAGTTCCATGCCGCCGTGGGCGGCAAGGCCAAGGGCCAAGAGCATATCATGTACGACATCAAGAAGGGGTTCATCACCGTCCACCACCCCGCCGATCTGGCCGCCATGAAGGCAGGCACGCTGACCCCCGGCACGCTCGCCGCGCACATGCAGTCGAACGACCAGAAGCTGGGGGTCATCACCAAGAACCCGTTCCAGCCGGGGCAGAACCACGACGACTTCGAAGCGACGGCCAAGCAGATGGGCCTGACGACCGCGAAGATGCAGACGGGGCTGGGCGAGCCTGCGGCGGCCTCGGCGACGACGAAGAAGGGCCTCGCCGATCTGGACGATAACGACATCGTCGTTTCGCCGTTCGGCACCGAGTACAAGGCCGGTGACCTCAAGAAAGGCGATATGGCCTCGGTGAATGCCTTCGATGAGAAGATCGCCACGGGCGCATGGACGGTGAAGGCGAAGCCCACCGGGCCAGCCCCCGATACGCCCGCGAAATCCGCGATCAAATTCAAGGACGATGACGTGGTGGAGACGTGGCTTGGCAACAAGTACACGGTCGCCGACTACAAGATCAAAGAGGGCATAGACGACGCCGACGCCGACCAGATTTTGAATGAGCAGATAGACGACGATCTGTTGCAGTTCGTGCCGAAGGCGGCACCGCCCGCGAAGGTTGCACAGCCAGCCCCGAAACCTGCCCCCGAGCCTGCGCCAATCGCAGGCCAGAAGCCGGTGTCGAAATTCAAGAACGACGACATCGTGACAATCGACAGCACGGGTGAAAAATCCACGGTGGCCGAATGGAAGAAGAATTACTGGGGCGGGTCGGATAACGCTGACGCCGCCTTGGACAAGTATGTGACGAGTGGCGCGATCAAGATCGCGCCCGCCACACCGGCCCCTGCGCCCAAGCCAGCACCGGCCCCCGCACCGAAGCCCGCAGAGCCTGCGCCAGCGCCTGCCCCGAAGCCCGCAGAGCCCGCGCCAGCACCGGCCCCTGCACCCAAGCCCCCAGAGCCAGCACCTGCGCCTGCCGCCCCGCAGAACCCCACCGTGGCGAAGCTCGCCGATGACGACATCCTGACGACCAGCCTCGGCAACAAATACACGGTGACCGAGTGGAAAAAGATGTGGTCGGGTGCCGGGCACGGTGACCCCGATACCGCTTTGGAAGGTTTCCTTTCGTCAGGCGCGATCACCAGCAAACCCGGCAAGGTGCCGCCCGGACCTTCTGCGGTTGCCATGAAGAAGACCCCCGGCGGTCTGGCCGACGATGCCGTCATCAAGACCGGGCCGGGGACATATGCGGATCAGTACAACGTCGCTGAGTACAAGGCGATGTTGAAGAAGCAGCTTCACAATCCGACCGACAAGGACATAGACGATTTTATAGACACAGCCGTTGCCGGGGGTGCCCTGCACATCGTCAAGATGGGCTCTTCCACCGCCCCGCAGATGGTGACCAACGTGCCCAAGGTCATCACCAAGCTCGCGGACATCCCGGAAGCGGACTATGCCAAGTGGGACGTGACGGTCACCAAGCCGAGCAACCCCTACAAGGACGGCACGAACGAATACAAGAAATTCTACAATATCGAAAAGACGACCGGGGGCAGCAAGACCAAGACCATCGAGAAATATTTCCAATCGACCACGCTGACCAAAGACCAGCAGAAAGCTGCTCTTCAGCAGATGGTCGATGACGGGCACGTCAAGTTCGTTTCGCCCGAGCAAAAGGCGGCGGTTGAGGCCCAAAAGGCCAAGTTCGCTCAGACGCAGGCGGCGGAAGCGCAGACGAAGGCAGCGGCGGAACAGGCGGCCAAGGCCAGCAAGTACAAGGTGCATTACGAGCAGCTAGTGAAGCCTGCGCCATGGAAGGACAACACGACCCGCTGGGGCAAGGCGGCAGGCATAACCGACCTGAAGGCGTCGAACAAATCGATCATCATGGAAGAAACCCGGAAGGCCGTGAACCTCCCGTTCAATGGCGTCAGCACGCAGGCGGTGCAGTATTACACGGCCAGCGGCTACGGGGAGATGAACAGGACGCTGCGCAAGCAGGGTTTCGATGCCTTGGGGCCGATCAGCAAGAAGCACGTCATGACGCTGGACAGCATCATGAACAAGACCAAGGAAGACGCCATCATGTGGCGTGGCATCAGTTCGACCGGTGACCTGAACAACATCCCGCCCCCGCTGGAATTCCCCGACATGGGCTATGCCAGCATGTCACACAACCCCAACGTCTCGCTGAATACCTTTGCCGGTCGGTCAACGATCACCGGCAACAAGGTGCTGTTCCGCGTGCGCGTGCCTGCGGGCACCAAGGCGGCGTTCATCAGCCGACGCAGCACCGTCTCGTCGGCGATGGCCGATGAAGCGGAGGTGATTGCCGCGCGCGGCACGCGCTTCAAATACATCAGCACCACCGAGAACATGGAGGTCGGCGGGTACAGCAAGATCGATGTCATCGACGTGGAAATCGTGAGCAATGCTGGCGGAAATGCATAAAGGATCGTATATCTAGGGGTCAACCCAACCCCGAATGAAAGGAACAGCATGGCCAAGAAACCCGTATCGACCCAAAGACAGTTCTTCACCGACCTGCCGCCCGCACCTGAGCCTTACCCCGGTTCCGAGCGGTTCGGCGACTGGACACTTGACGGCATTGTGCCGCTCAATCCGGGCGAGCAACTGGTCAATGACGACCCCGAAGGCGACCCCAACAAGCTGGCCTATCAGGGCGAAGAGAACCCCCACTTGAAGAAGCAAAAAAAGCCCTAGCCAAAGCAAGGGCTTGAAGCGTATGTTTCGCACGCTTCCAATCAGGTGCATTTGAAGGGGAATTTCTCATGGGCCGTCCCGGTGTTCGCGACGACGATGATGAGGTGAAGGAACCCAAGCGCAAGCCTGAGCCCGAGCCCGAAGAGGGCGACGACGAGCCGGTGGAAGGCGACGACGAGCCTGTAGAGGGTGACGACGAGCCTGTGGAAGGCGACGACGAGCCCACGACTTAGGGAGAATTGATAGCGTGGCACTGCGTGCGGTCATTGAGAAAGCCGAAGATATTCCTGCGGCTTTGGCCGGTGAGTATGTCGAGAAGGACGGCAAGTTCTATCTTGATCTGGACAACACCCTCACCGCCCACACCTCCCTGCATTCACTGACCACGGCTTTGGCTACGCTCAAGCGGGAAAAGAAGACCCTTCAGGACAGGGTCACCAATCTGGAAGCCAAGACCGCAGGTCTGCCCGACGACTTCGACCCGGCGCGCTATGCGGACATCACCGCCGAGCTTGAGACGCTGAAGAACGACCCCAATCGCGACAAGGACACCGAGCAGAAGCTTCAGAAGGAACGCGAGCGCTACGAGCAGCGCCTGCGCGACGCTGAGGCCAAGCGGCTGGCCGACCTGCGGGCCAAGGAAGAGGAAATCAAGGAACGCGACGATCTTATCCACGCGACGCTTGTGGACGGCGGCCTGACCGAAGCTTTGGTCAAGAGCGGCATCGCCAAGGAATTCATGGGCGCGACCCGCGCCCTGCTCCGCAGTTCCGTGAAGGTGCGCAAGGGCGACGATGGCAAGCGCCACGCAGTCGTTGACACCGACCTCGGTGAAGTAGATATCGACAAATTCGTGGAAAATTGGTCTAAGTCGGACGATGGTAAACCGTTCGTCATGCCAGCCAAAGGCTCAGGAAGCCATGGGTCTGGCAACGGTCGGGGTTCTGAAATAAATCCGTGGTCGAAGGAAGCCTTCAACATGACGGAACAGGGCCGCATTATCAAATCCGATAAGGACAAGGCCCGCCGCTTCATGAAAGCAGCGGGGCGCACGCAGTCGGAAATCGATAGAATTCTTGCTGCGTAAGGGTTGCCTCGGCTAATGGCGGGCGACCAATAAACATAGGTACATTCGTTCTCGGCTAATGGCAGAACGAAGTGTCCCCCCCAGCCGGACGGTCAATGACTTCGGTTGGTTCATGCTTAACCCCATGGCCAACTGAGGAGGACTGCACCTATGGCCGCTACAAAAATTGCTGATGTCATCGTCCCCGCAATCTTCAACCCCTACGTGGTTGAACGCACGACCGCCTTGTCCGCTTTCTACGAGAGCGGCATTATCCAGACGGTCGGCGAACTGAACGTGTTCGGCATGAAAGGCGGCACCACGCTCGCCATGCCGTTCTGGAAGGACCTGACCGGCGTCGAAGAGATTTTGTCCGATGTCGTGCCGCTGGGCGTCGATAAGATCACCTCGGCGCAGGACATCGCCGTGCTGCACGCTCGCGGCAAGGCGTGGGGTGTCAACGACCTCGCCGAAGCCCTTTCGGGCGATGACCCGATGCGGGAAATCGCCGGGCTGGTTGGCGCATACTGGTCACGCCGCTGGCAGGCGATGGTGCTGTCCATTCTGGAAGGCATCTTCAAGGCCGCCAGCATGTCGGGCAACATCCACGACATCTCCGCAGGCGCGGGCGCAGCCGCCGTCATCGGTGGCGACAGCGTGGTGGACGCCATCTACAAGCTGGGCGACGCCGCTGCCCAGTTGACCGCTTTCGCCATGCACTCGGCCACGGTGGCCGTGCTGGTCAAGCAGGGCCTCATCGACTTCAAGGAAGACCGCGACGGCAACCCGACCCTGCCCTATTACATGGGCAAGCGGGTGATCGTGGACGATGGGATGCCGGTTGCGACCGGCGTGTACACCAGCTACCTGTTCGGCGCTGGCGCTATCGGCTACGCGGACGGCGGCGCACCGACCCCGACCGAGACTGATCGCGATAGCCTCGCTGGCGAGGACATCCTGATCAATCGTCGGCACTTCGTCATGCACCCGCGCGGCGTCGCGTGGGTCGGCACGGCGACGGGTGTCGCACCGACCAACGTTGAGCTAACGGTCGGCACGAACTGGAACCGCCGGTACGAGAACAAGAACATCCGTATCGTCCAGTTCAAGCACAAGCTGGCGTAAGGTTTCGCTCGCGGCAATCTTCCTCGTCGTTGACCCGTAAGCGATGGGGGGAACCGGGATCACTCCCACCGGTTCCCCCTGCTCAATAACAGGAAAGGAAACCCAGCCATGGGCCTGTCAGCTTTTAGCCGTGCCCGCGTGTCGCAGCTTCCCGAGCTTGAGCTTGAGGCGAAGCGGTTCGATGCGTGGAACAAGATGCACCAGACCTCTTTCCGCATGGTGGACGACTTCCGCGAAGAGGCGGAAGAGGATGTCGTCGCCATCCGCGAACAGATGATCGAAGGCGTCAAGAAGATTGGCGAGAAGGTCGTCGCCGGTCTTGCCGAGAACACCAAGGAAGGCGACCCGGTAGACCTGCCGCTGCGCCTTGACCACGTGCGCGACCTCGTTGGCCGCAGGCACGTTGAAGACCCGCAGGGCAAGCCGAAATCGACACTTGAGCGCCTGCGCGACCGCATCCCGACCAAGGGCACGGCTTCCGAAAAGCTGGTGAAGAAAACCAGTGTGGAAGGCGAAGGCCCGACCAAGGCCGAAGTCGAAGCGGCTGAGGAAGAGCAGCTTCCTTGGGATGCCTTCGAAGACGACGATGACGATCCCCCGGAAGCGGGCGACGGGGCCGGTGTCCGGGGGAACGCGAAGAGCGCCAGCACCGAGAAGAAGGTGCCCAAGACCACGGCAGCGGCCCCGCCGAGCAACGCGAAAAAGTAAGGTGTCATGGCCCACTACGGCACTGAAGCCGACTTCGAAGCCTACTGCATCCGCATGGGGTACATGCCCAGTGCGGGCGAGGTAGACCCGGCGCTTGAGCGGGCCACGCTGTGGTTGGACAACACCTATGGGGCACGCTATCCCGGCGTGCCCACCGATGGCCGCGCACAGGAACTTGGCTGGCCCCGTACAGGGGCCGTTGACTGTAAGGGCCAGACGATACCCCCCGACGAGATACCGGCGGAAATCGAGCGGGCCACTTATGAGGGCGCGCTGCGCGAACTGAGCGCGCCCAACTCGCTTTCGCCGGATGTCGTAGCCGGGCAGGTCAAGACCTCGGTCAGCGTCAGTGGGGCTGTATCGGTCACCTATGCCACGGGCAAGGGTGGCGACGTGGTGGCCAGTCAGGTGCCGACCCTGACCGTTGTGGACAATATGCTGGCGTGCCTGCTGGGCGGCAGTGGAGCCGCGCAGGGCCGCAGCATGACCAAGTGGCTGAAACGCGCATGAGCGGCGCTTTCTATCAAGACATGGCCAATATCGCTCATGGCATTATCGATGAGTTTCAGCAGGGCGCGCTCGTTCTGGAACAGCAAACGCGGACAGTCAGCATTCCGTGGGACCCCGGCGATACACCCACCATCAATACGACCTCGGTCATCGGAACGGTCACGCCGATTGACCGCAGGCTGGTCGATGGCACGACCGTGCTGGCGACCGACAGACAGGTGATCATCCCGGCCTTGTCCCTACCGGCGGGCATCATCCCGCATGTGAGCGACAGGTTGTTCATCGACGGCGAGCCCACGGTCATCAAGCGCGCGACGCGGGTGCCGGAAGCAGGCGTCATCATCGTCTACAAGCTGGTGGTGGGGTCGTAATGGCGCTGCCCAGTTCCCTGCAAGAACTAATCGACCAGATGGAGCCGCAGGTGCGGCAGGCGTTCCTTGACGCCATTGACGACATCACCGACGAGACGGTGGTCAAGACGTTGGAAGAGGCCATCGCGACCGGCAACATTGAACATGCGCTGTCGATGCTCAACCTTGACCCGGTGGTCTTTTCCGGGGTCGCCGACGCCGTGGCCGATGTCTACAAGTACGCTGCCGTGCTGACCTCTGAGGCGGCACGTGCCCGCATCGTCTTCCGCTTCAACGTGCGCTCGCCCCCGGCTGAGGAATGGCTGCGGGTGGAAAGCAGCAAGCTGGTCGTCAATCTCAGCAACACCGCACGCAAGGCCGTGCGCGAAACCCTTTCAATCGGTATTTCGCTTGGGCAAGGCCCCCGCACCACGGCGCTGGACATCGTGGGGCGCGTCAGCGCCCGCACGGGAAGGCGAGAAGGTGGCCTAGTAGGGTTGACACCCGCCATGGCGAAATACGTCATGAACGCCAAGCTGGAACTTCTCTCGGGCGACCCGGCGCTCTTGCGCAACTATCTCACGCGAGAGCGCCGTGACGCCCGCTTCGACCCCAAGGTGCTGCGGGCGCTTGCCAGCGGCACAGCGCTGAAGGCCGAAGACGTGACCAAGATGGTGGGTCGCTATTCCGACAGCCTCTTGCAGCTTCGGGGCGAGAATATTGCACGCACCGAGACGATCCTTTCCCTGCACGCTGGCCAAGCCGAGAGCATCCGGCAGATGATCGAAACCGGCAAGGTGCGGGAACAAGACGTGATGAAAATCTGGCGCACCAACCGCGACGGGCGCGAGCGGCGCAGCCATTACATCCTGCACGGCAAGAAGGTGGCCTACCAGCAGCCGTTCATCTCGCCCGAGACGGGGGCGAAGATGATGCACCCCGGCGACCGTGCGCATGGCGCGTTCCCGGAAGACGTTATCAACTGCCGCTGCCATGCCGAGTACAAGATCGATTACATGACGGCAGCGGTGCGCTACGCCAAGGCCAAGAAGGAGGTCATGCTGTAATGGCGACGACCACTTTCACGGCACAGATTGCGAAATGGGCAGCGGACACGCCTATTTTCATCGAAGCCATCATCAAAGAGAGCGTGCAGGAAGTCGTGCGCCTGATGAAGGTGCCGGTATCGGCGGGCGGCAACATGCCTGTGGACACCAGCTTCTTGCAGAATTCGCTGGTCGGCGTGGCCGGGGCCTCGGTGCCACCGATTGACCCAAAGGCCGATGGCAAGACGACAGGTCCGCAGGTGGGCAACGCAGCGGCAATCGAGGCGCTGATCGCCGGGTGGGAGATGGGCACGCCCATCAGCTTCGGCTTCATCGCGGCCTATGCCGCGCGTCAGAACTACGGCTTCACGGGCACCGACAGCCTCGGTCGAAGCTACAACCAGCCGGGTCGGCACTTCGTAGACCACGCGGTTCAGCAGTGGCCTGCCATCGTGGCCAGCAATCAAAAGCGGCTCGCCGAGAGGTTGGCCTGATGGTGGCGGTGACCATAGAGGGGCGGATACTGGAAGCGCTGGTAGGGCACCTGAACACGCTGCCCGGCGGTCGCCGCGTCGTCTGGTCGAACGTCCAGTACCCGAAGAACGGGGAGTACAAGGACGACGAATATATCGTCGTCGGCTTCTCCCCCGGAACGCCCGAAACGGTTACCATCACCGCGACCGAGCAGAACCGGCACATGGGCATTTTCAGCTTGGCCGTCATGTGCCCGCTGAATGTCGGTGAGATGTACCCCCAAGAGATGGGTGGAACCATAGCGTCGCATTTCCAAGCAAAGGTGCTGACTTCCGGCAGCACCCGCGTGCGTATCACAGCACGACCAAGAGTAGCCGGGGGTTATGTGGACGGCGACCGGTGGCGAACCCCGGTTACTGTACCGTTCGAAACTATATCGGTATAGTGAAAGGAGCCTCAGATGCCTCTATACCCGGTCGCAGGTTGCAAATTCTATATCAGCACCAACCCGTTTGTTGAGTTGGCGGTGGATGCTGTTGCCGCTGACTTTTCAGCCGTGGTCTGGCTGGAAATGAAAAGCTGGACACAGATGGGGTCGTATGGCGACACTGCCCAGCTAATCACCACCGACCTCATCGGTGAGGGGCGCACCAAGAAACAGAAAGGGACGAAGAACGCTGGCACCATGGCCAATGTCTTCGCCTTGGCGAACACCGACACCGGCCAGTTGAAATCGATCACGGCAGCGGGGTCGATTTCAAATTATGCCTTCAAGGTCGAACTGAACGACAAGGTCGGCGCGCAGGTGAACAACAGCCTGCGGGAATTCTACGGGCTCGTCATGTCTGCGCAGGAAGCCGGTGGCGGCGCTAATACCGTGCAGACCCTGAACGTCACCATCGAAATCAATTCCAACATCGTCGCCATTGCGGCGGTCTGATCGGAGGGCGCAACAATGCCGCTTTACCCCGTCGCAGGGTGCAGGTTCTGGATAAGCACCAACCCGTTCACTGAGCTTGCGGTTGATGCCGTGGTCGGCGACTATTCCGGTGTCGCGTGGATAGAAATGAAGTCGTGGACGCAGATGGGCAGCTACGGCGACACGGCCCAGTTGATCACCACCGACCTGATCGGCGAGGGTCGCACCAAAAAGCAGAAGGGCACCAAGAATGCCGGGACGATGGCAAATGTCTTCGCCCTAGCAAACACTGACCCCGGTCAGTTGAAATCTATCGCGGCGGCACAATCGGTGCAGAATTATGCCTTCAAGGTCGAACTGAACGACAAGATCGCCACGCTCAACAGTACGCGATTGTTCTATGGGCTGTGTATGCAGTCTCAGGAAGCCGGTGGCGGCGCTAATACCGTGCAGACCCTGAACATGACCGTGGAAATCAACTCGAATATTGTCGCTACCGTCGCGACATAACGGAGGTCCGCTATGCCGCTGTACCCGGTCGCCGGTTGCAAGTTCTATGTCAGCAACCTGCCCTTCACAGAGCTTGCGCAGGACGCCGTGGCTGGCGATTACGGCAGCGTGACGTGGGTCGAAGTCAAGAAGTGGACGCAGATGGGCAGCTACGGCGACACTGCCCAACTGATCAGCACCGATGTCATCGGCCAGAGCCGCACGACGAAGCAGAAGGGCACGGACAATGCTGGCACCATGGCGAACGTGTTCGCCGTGGATGCGCTCGACCCCGGCCAGATCAAGATATTGGCCGCGTCCCAAGCCGTGCAGAACTATGCCTTCAAGGTCGAATTGAACGACAAGGGCACGGGCGGCGGCGCGCTCAACAGCACGCGCCTGTTCTACGGTCTGGCGATGCAAAGTCAGGCTGCGGGCGGCGGCGCGAACACGGTGCAGACCCTGAACGCCACCATCGAAATCAATTCCAATATCGTCAACACGGCGGCGACGCAGGGCACATTGTTGATGGCGACGATGCCAGATGGTCGTAAGGTGGAGCTTCAGGAAGGCGACGAGGTGCCGGAAGGGGCCACGGTGGAAGAGATACCGGAGCCCGAGCCCCCGGCAGAGCCTGTGCCTGAACCACCGCCTGCCGAATGACACGCAGGCGCAAACCGGGAGTGACAGACTTGAACGATGCAACGAAGACGGAAGCCGCGATGGAACTGTTCGACCTGTCGCGGTTCGACGCCATGCAGGCCGCGCAGGAAGCCGGGCTGGATGTCGATGTGAAAGACCCCAACGGGAAGAAGATCGGCTTCACGATCAAGGTGGCGGGGCCTGACAGCACGCGCCAGCGCAAGGCCATCGAAAAGCTGGCGAGCGAGCGCATGGCCAGCGACGATCCGACCCCGCTCACGGCACAGGAACTGTACGACCGGCAGACGAGGGGCTTGGCGTCATCCACGATTTCATGGTCGCCGTTCAAGGTGGACGGCGTGCTTCTGGAATGCACCGAAGAGAACGCCTATGCGATCTACGTCCGCTTCCCGTTCATCCGTGATCAGGTGGCCGAGCGGGCAGGGCGACGGTCGGCTTTTTTCACGTCATCGAACACAAGTGTGGAGTAGCGATCAAAGAGTGGGTCAAGGGGCGTAAGCCTGTCTTCCCGGATGTGGCCGAGTACCTGTTCGGCTATTTCCGGGAATTGTGCTGGACAAGGCGGCCCGGTTACAGCGGGCCGCTCAGTCTGGAATACCGGGAAATTGAAGCGTGGTGCAGGCTGACACGCAGGACGCTGGCCCAGTGGGAATTGCGAGTGCTTCTGGAAATGGACATCGCCTACCTGCAAGCGCTTCACGACAAGGACGAAGCGGAGAAGGTGCCGGAAGCGGCCATTCCCGGTGAAACCCTGTCGCCACGGCCCCTGACAGCAGAGCTTTTCGACAGCATCTTCAACAACGACAACCTGCCACGACACAAGCGGGGTGACGACTGATGTCCACCGCCGAGCTTGGTATTGTCGTCACCACGACTGGCGTCAAGGAAGCTGTCCCGGACCTTGCCAATCTGGCCGTTCAGACCGGGAAGACCGAAGCTGCTGTCGTCAGTCTTGCGCAGACCACCGCCACGCAGACGGCGGCGGCGGGCGCTTCCGTCACCAAGCTGTCCACGACCACCGCCGCGCAACTCGGCGCGACCGCCGCGCAGGCAGAGAGCTTCGGCAAGCGCCTTGAGCAGGCGCTGAACATCAAGACCCGCGCGCCTTCCAATGACGTGCTTGATTTCAACAAGATGTCGGCGGGCATCGACGCGCTCAGGAACAAGTACGCCCCGCTGCAAGCCGCCAGCGCGCAATATGAAAGGACCCTGACTGAAATCCGCATGGCCCAGACGCTGGGGGCCATCAGCACGGACGAGATGACCGCCGCGCTCAACCGGGAAACCATCGCCTTCCAGCGTTTGCAGGAACAACAGCAGAAGCTGGCAAGCCAGAGCGGCAAGCAGGGCGTGAACGACAATCGTGCGGGTGGGGCGGGCGGTGGTGCTACCGGTCGCGGCATGATGCAGACGAACCTGATGTACCAGTTTCAGGACATCGCGGTGACGACTGCCATGGGCATGAACCCGGCGATGATCGCCTTGCAGCAAGGCACGCAGCTTGCCGCCGGTATGCAGATGATGGGCGGTGCCAAAGAAGGCGTCATGGGCCTCGTTGGCGCGCTCAAGAGCATGTTCTCGCTTTCCAGCATGTTGCCCATCGTGGTGATCGGCATCGGCGCGGCGTTCATCCAGTGGGCCACCAAGGGCAAGGAGGAAGTCAAGTCGCTAGACGACGCGATGAAGCAGCATTCGGACACGATGAAGCTGCTTGATGACGTGTATGGCGACGTGGCGAAGAGCGCGAGCGATCTCATCACGACTGGGGGTATGGGTTTTGCGCTCAGCATGTTCAGTGCCGACAAGTCACAATTGGAGAAACAGGCCAAAGACCAACTGAAGATCATGACGGACGCTTTGAGCGGCCAAGGCGGCATATTGTCCACCATACTGATGGGTGGCGGCGGCAATATGCGGACATTTGAGCAAGAAGCTAAATCTAGTGGCTATGAACTTTACAAGGATGCTGTTGCTGAATTTATCGCTGGGGTGGCTGCGGGCACGCCCGATCTTGAGAAATTCAACGCTGAAGTTGACCGCTTGGCCGAAGCCAATTTGGCATTGGCCACTGACCCCAATGCTTTTATGAACCTTGCTGAGGGTATAAAGACGCTGGCTGCGGAAGCCAGTACTATTGAGGGTAAATTTGCAGCGTTCCAAGACCCCATTAATAGATTGATGGTCGGGTTCACCGATAAAAACCTGTCAGTCACTGTATTGCAAGAAATTATAGCTCAGTTCTTACAGATAGGTAGGGATAATGGTCTTGAAGAACAGGCCCGAGATGCAATTGTACTCGCCCAAGAACTTTTCAAAGTTCTGGATGCACTGAACCAGATTGAAACCGTCCAGAGACGGGCAAGAGAACTAAACGAAAATTTCAGGCGCAGCGAGGCGACATCAGACAGCGGTGTCCGGGGGTACAACGAGAGTGTCGAACGCGAGCGCGAGCGCGAGGACGCACGCATCGCTGCCCGGCGACAACAGACGGCGGCGCGCACCGACGCCGAGCGCATCGCGGCGGCCAAGGCCGAAGCGGCGGCGGCGAATATCGTCAAGGGTGCCCAGCGTGACCGGGAAATCGCCATCGCAGGTGAAGATGAAGCGCTGAAGATACAGCAGGAACACGCCGACGCCACCCGGACACGGACACAGGCGATGGACGACCTGCTGGCTAAGCAAGAACTGGAAATGGCGCTGATCGGCAAGACGGCGGGCGAGCAGGCCGCGTTGCGCGAAGAGTACCAGCGCACGTACGAATACAAGATGTATGCCCTTGAGCATGGCATCGAAATGGATCAGGCGGTGCTTGACCTGATCAAGGAAACAACTGCCGCTTATGGCGAGCAGGTGGACATGCTGAACCAGAAGAAGCTGGTTCAAGACCTGATCTTTGAGCGCTCGCTTATTGGGCTGAGCGCCGAAGAGAAGAGCATCGCGCAAAAGCTCCGGGGCACGGGCCTCAGCACGACCGGCCCCGAAGCGGATTACATGCGCGAGACGAGCCGACAGGAACGGGCAGCGGCAGACGCGCAGGAATGGCGCGACATGGGCCGCGCCACCGCCAGCGACTTTATGCACAGCATGTCGGACGCCCTCATTGAGGGTGGCGACGACATGGGCGAGGCCCTTATCAAGGCCATCGTCGGCGCGGCCCAGCGCACGCTGGACAAGATCATCGACAAGCTGATCAACCAGATTTTGGACGCCATATTCGGCGTTCCCGGAACAGGCGGCGCGGCAGGTCAAGGCGGCGGCTTGGCCGGGGTGGTCGGCGATGTCGTTGGCGATGTACTGGGCACAAATAATGGTGGTGGTGGCACTGGTGGTGTCGTCGGGGCGGTCATCGACGGGTTGAACCCATTCACGGCGGCGGCGGCTGGCAAGAACCCGGCGAACTATGCCCCCGGTGGTTATGGCGGCGGTGCTTTATCGGGTAGCAGTGTCTTGGGGCTGGCCCCTTATGAGGAGATGGTAGCGTTCGCCGAGAATGCGGCGAGAGTTCGCAACATAGACGTAGGTACTGCGGTTAAACTGATGAAGCATGAGGGGTTGCAGCCGGGCATATGGCAGTCGCTCGTTGGCAAGAAACAGGGTCGGCAGGAAACGTCCTATGGTGCCATGCAGCTTCTCAAGGGCGGCGGCCTCGGCGATGCCTTTGAAAGGGAAACCGGGCTAAGCGTTTCTGACCCAAGGACGTGGCGTCAGAACATCGAATTCGGTTTGAACGAAGCTGCCAGAAACAAAAGCTGGCAACCATGGTACGGGCGCGGCCCGGCCCGCATTGGTGTCAGGCAGGGTTTGGAAAATGCACGCCCGGTGCCATTGAGTGGCGCGTTCGGCATGGGCGGTGGTGGCGGCGTGGACGTTGCCGATGAACTGACCAAATCCACCAAGGCCGCTGCGGACGCGGCCACCAAGTCGGCCAGCGCACTGACCAGCGTCACCAAGGCGTCCACGGAAGCTGTCAGCGGCATCGGCGAGATGGGTTCAGTCGCAACCAAGGCGGCGAGCGCGCTGTCTCAGTTCCCGGCTGCGCCCTCGGGCGGCGGTGGCGGGTTCTTTGGCAGCATAGCCAAGATGTTTGGTGGCGGTGGCGGCTACAACAGCGCGGCGGGTGCGCTCATCAGCCCGCAGGCAAATGCGGCCATCATGTCTGGCGGTGGCGGCCTGTACCACAATGGCGGCATCGTCGGCATGGGCGGCGCGTCGCGGCGCTTCCCCAACATGATACCGTGGCTGACCGCGCCCCGGTTCCACGATGGCAATGCCAACCTGTTCGCGAGCGACGAATACCCCGCTGTCTTGCAGAAAGGTGAACTGGTCTACAAGAACAAGAGTGCCGCGATAGATAGCCTGATGCCTGAGCTTCTGGCTTCCTTCAAAGCAAGCGTCGTAACCGGGGAGGGTATTTCCAAGTTTCTCGGTTCGATAAAATCATTCGGCAAAAAAGTAGAAACAGCCGCTGCCTATGTCGATGATGGCACCGTCATCCGCTACAAGGGTTCCAACAAGGTCAATAAATATGGCGAGCTTGTTGACGCCAAGGGCAAGCTTGTCTGGGGCGCATCAGACCCGTTCATCGACACACCCGCAGGGCTGAAAGCCGACCCGCAGCCGGGCGGCTGGGACATGGGTGCATTCATGCGGACCTTTGAGAACGCGCCGCGCCTGCACAACGGCAACATCAAGAAGTTCGGGGCCGACGAGTATCCGGCGGTGCTGCGGCGGGGCGAGCCGGTGTTCCCATCGATGGCGTCGGCACAGGCCATGATGGGCGGCAACGCCTTCGTGAACGTCCACAACTATTCCGGCGCAAAGGTCACCACCAAGCAGACCAAGGACAACAAGGGCATGACCATCGACGTGATGGTTGACCGGCTGGTGGCTACCCAGATCGACCAGCGCGGCACGGCGTCGAACAATGCGATACGTTCCAAGTTCGCGGTCACCGAGAGATTGAGGCCGAGATAAAATGCCAGCGACTTGGCCCGACACATTGCCCCAGCAGTTCACGCGGGACGGCTTTCAGGACAGCTTCGCCGACAACCGGCTGGCGACCAACGCGGAAGTCGGCCCGGCGCTGATCCGCTCGCGCATGACCGCCATGGCCCGCCCCGTCACGGGCGTCATGCACATGACCAAGACCCAGTTGGAACGGCTGCGCAAATTCTGGAAGACCGACACGCTGGACGGGAAATTGCCCTTCTACTTTCCCGACCCGATTTTCGGCTACGGCTGGCGGCGCAACCTCATCCCCAACAGCACTCAGGTCGGGGCCGCAGTCGGTGTCCCCGGAACCCTGCCCACCGGCTGGGTCGGGGGAACCACGCAGAACGGTATTGCAAGAGAAGTTGAAGGGTTTAGCACCGAAGGCGGCATCCCCTATATAGATTTGAGGTTTAACGGCTACGCGACCAGCGGGCTTATTCACGATGTTACTTATGTGTCTTCCGCGCCAACTTCCACGGGACGGTTCACGCATAGCAATTACGTCAGGCTTATTGCTGGAACTACGGTCAATGTTTCCATGATACAATTGGTCATGGTCAGTACGCCTTCGGCCAGCAACCTGTTCGACATTTTGCCGAAGCTGACCAACGAGGCGCTGGTCACCCAGCGACACCAGCATTCATGGACGCCAACGGTAACCGGCCTGTCCGCCATGCAGTCGCGCATCCGCGTCCGGGCCGTGGTGGGCCTGCTGGTGGACATCACGCTGCGCATCGGTGGCGTGCAGATGGAAAAAGCCCCCTCGGCCACCGAGTTCATGCCGACGCCGGGTGACACCATGCCTGTCACTCGCTTCAGGCCCGGCGGCGCACCTCCGCAGCCCCTCCATATGGGCGGCGACGTGTGGGCCGTGAACATGGAACTGGAAATCTTTGAGACATGAGCAAGACGACCATATCGCTGAACTTCCGGGCGCAGATGCAGCTTCAGGAAAGCGACGAGATGGCAATCATGCTCATCACGCTGAAGCACCCGGACACGACCGAAATCATCCGGTTGAGCGGCGACGACACGGTGGTGCTTTCGAACAATCCCGAG